TCCCTATGAACATTTCTGTATGGCTTCCTGGTTTCAACAGGACATCTCCTCTTATCAGACCAGATCCAGTGGACAGATTCACCTGCGATGTAACATCTTCAAATCCTGCTGAAAGAAATACACTGTACATCGTTCCTGTAGCCGGTGTATATCCTGGTCTTGTGTTAAGTCCCGCATTGTAATACGCCCAGCAAAGAAGAGACGAACAATCATAATCCGGTCCATCCCTGTGTGCCTGATCGTATCCGTGACTGTCATCCTTTGCGATTGCCACCGCCCACTCAACAGCCTTTTCTATAATCCGACTTCCTGTAGCGTATTTTTTCAGATATTCATACCATTTTCTTGCTGCACTGCGTCTTGCAGATTCTACCTCAACGCCCGCGCGTTCAAAGTTCTTAAGGAAAGCGCTGGCCAGATATTCTGGTGTCTCTGTGCTACTCTTGAACTGCGCCCATGTCATACTGTAGGAACTCGTTGCTATCCATTGGCCGGAAGATGCTGAAAGAGTATCAATCCAATGCAACTGTCCAACCGGATCTGTGATTGCATATCCATTGGATTTCGCCCAATCGGTATAATTCGTTGCCGGTGTCCATTGAACCAGTCCAAAGCCGCCGCTATAGTTTCCTTCATTCAGACTCTGCCAGAGTCCGGGGTTAATGTTGGACTCCTTTTCCATATTTCCAAGGATGCCCCCGATTGCATTCAGTGTCCAGCCTTTTCCAGCGAAATACTTATACACTTCAAGGGCGTTGCCCTGCATCTGAGATTCCGAAAGATAATTGTTGCTTATTGTCCAGCTCATCAGAAACTACCTTCTTTCGTATTTCCACCTACAACATGTCCATTTTGGATATCCAGATACGTTCCGTCTGAATATACCGCTCTTCCTGTCTTTGTTGACTTCCCGCCGACCTTAAGTGATCCGCAGGAAAGTGATACTTCTCCTACTGCATTGATTGAGATCTTCCCTTCATTCGTAATCAGGATACTTGCATATTGTCCACCGTAAGACTGTATACTCATACCATTATCCTGATAGTGCATAATTCCTACTGTCTCGCCCTTGGTGTTCCTTATAAAAATAGATCCGTTACCAATCAACACACCGCCGTTAGATGCATGATCTACAACAATGCCCTGATTTGTCAGAGCCAGAACCACATTGCCATTCGCATCGAGTACTTTTGCGGTTCCATCTCCATTGTCTTTTCCTCCAAGAATCAGCGTTCCTCCCTTGATTCTGTCTGCCAGCATCGTTCCAGCTACAATAAAATCTGCATAAAAGCCCTGACCAGTTCCGAAGGTAGTCCACTTCCAGTCCCTTCCATCTGCTGTACGTTCTGATGCAATCTCGAATCCGAGCGTTCCCAGGCACATTGCTCCATAGGTCGGAGATTCTGAATCCAGATCTTCAAACAATATCGCCCGGACTGGCTGTTTCTTCGCAATCGTAGACTGCGCTTTCAGCTGTGCTTTTACCCCATTGATGATTCCCTGAACCTGCTGCCCGATCAGCGTTCCATCGGAACGGATTGCCTGGTCAACACGACTCATAACAGAAGACACATCATCGAGGAAATTATACTGGAATTCTCCCAGCGTCACGGAGGTCAGCTTGTTTCTCACAGCATCCCACTCCAGTTCAATCACTCTTGCATCCGACAAGATTCCTAATTTTGAATGTTTACAGTGAACTGTATCTCCAAGTGAAACCTTTTCCAGTTCTTTCACATCTTCATACAATTCCGTATTCTGTAAAAGCTCCATATCTGCCTCGATTGTCACCTTTGGCTTGTCCACATCTAACTCAAACTGTTCCCTGCATTTCTTTTTCAGGGCTTCTTCCAGCTGTTCCTGTGTATCACAGATAATCGTTCCATTTTCTTCGTCATCTTCTCCTGCATCCACACGCATCTTAACATCCTCAAACGTCATCACGCCGTAGCGTACTGTCGGATATTTTCTGATCAACGGAGAGTCCACCCAGGGGTTCTCCCCTTCGATCATGTAGCCATTGTACGATTTTGGAACAATCCTCGTGACCACATCCTTCATGTCCACCGTTTCGGAAAATCCATCTTTCACGATATTTTTTCCATACAGCACTTCTACGCCATAATCACCGCCGACTCTCTCATCAATCGTAACATTGTAATTATCATATAGAATCTCTCCACCCCAGCGATTAACAAAAGAATTCTCATCACTTCCATTAATCGCTTCTATCAGATTCTTCATCTGATAATAGGCAGTCGATAACGTTTTAATATCTGATTTTGCCTGATATTTGTGGTTTGGTGCTGTCATCAGATCCAGAGCATCCTGGCCATTCTTATC